CCACCGCATCAGGCAATTCCTCGAACATTTGTATTTCGCGTTTCTCATTCGGTGTCACCCACCACATGGCCGCCAATGCATCGGCCTGTGCTTTCATATCATCTTGCAATGCCGGGATATCCGATATGTCAACTTCAATGGTCCGTTTGATGCCATCGGCAAACATCGGCAACACACTGTTTTTTATCGCATCGCGGAACAAATACACATTCGGCAAAATGCTGTTTGTGTACAACATTTTCAATGCCGTGTTCATGTTGTTGTATGTGCTGGCATCGTTGTTGTTCAGCACTATTTCCGGCACCTTGTACGCATTGCACAACTTGGTGAAATCAACGCCGGCAGCCTCCAATATCTGCAAATCAGCCAACGGCGCACCTATTTCCAAATACCCCATTTCACCCGCCGCAAAGTACGGCGCGCCCTTATTCGCCGATTGTCTTAGGTATTGGGCAAAATCATTTTTGCGCTGGCCCAATGTTTCAATAGCATAGTCCGATTTTTCATACACAATACCCGGCACACCGCCGTTCTGCATCTGCGCCACACTCGCATCCATTGATGAATTCAACCGTGTGATGCGCCGTGTTAACACTTGCAACGGCGACAACCCGCGCCATTGCTGGCCGGTTGTGATAGATGGGTTGAAATACTTTATGTGAATCACTTCATCAGCCGAAAATGTACCATTGAACCCAGCATCCCAATACTTAAACCCCACAACACGTTGCGGGAATGACTCGCTGATGATCACTTGTACATTCTCGCTGTTCAGCACATGCAAATTGATTTTGCCGGCATTCGGTCCCATTTCTAATTGTTCCTTCCATAAAAACAATTCGCCGTTCATGAATAATAAACTGAAATACCTGATCCGGTCCTGATAACTGATGCCCGACAGGAATTCGTAGAACTTATCATCATCCGGCAAATCGATCATCGCTTTGCGCCGGTAATATCTTCCGTGTATGCTATTCGGTTCGAACCGCTTGTACCGTTTGTATGTTTCATCCTCGACAATTGCATACCCATACATTGGCAATCGCGCCGCCGTTTCGGCCAGCAACGAAATGATGGAGTACACATCATCAATTGTCAAATACGTGTCCACATTGCGCAACGTCTGCCATGATGGGAATATCGCCGTGCTAGCATTTATTGCCATTGTCATGTTTGGCATGCTTTGTTTCACCTGTGGTTTCGGCTTATTGCGGCCGAATAGTTTGTCAATTATTCCCATATGCAAATATTGTTTTTGGTTTTAGTTCGAATACTTCCCGCATCATAAACATATCCAACAAATCCGGCGAATCACCGCCCAATTTTATTTTCATATCATCTTTTGATACAATCCGCAATTTACCATCCTTATCGGACTTTGAACGCTGGATGGCCTTCCGTTCAAACATGAACCGTTGCCGGATAGTTTGGGCCTGATCGTACATTTTCACCGCCACATCCGGACTTATCCGCATTTCGCCACGTTGCACACGGTCGCCGGTCCGATAGTAACATTGCGTTTTCAGGTTCAAATAGTTTTCTTTTATCAGCCGCCCCGATGCCGTATCGGTCACCGGATATGGCGCCGATCCACCATTGAACGGCACCGCGCCACGGATAAACCCATCGATGTATGATCCAACGCCATCCGAATCATAGCAAATGTGCCTATTCTCAACACCATGCTTTTGCGCCATCTTGGATATCAAATCAATCACCTGTTTACCATCGGATTTGTCCATGATGGCAATGTCGGCCAATTCCATCCCATCCCAATACCCCACAACCAATTTGTTGGATCCTTTCATCGCAATATCCGCCGTGATGTATTTGTTGCCTCGTTGCACATCCTTCACATTCTCAAACAGGCCGACAAATGCATCGTATTCGTAGATGTCATTTGGTGAATTGGATACTTTCCATCGGCCCTCCAACAATTGCCGCCGTGTATCTTCATCCTGTGACAACAGGTTGCCCGGATACGATGGATCAGTTTTCAAACCCTCTTTGTTGTCGTATATGGAACCGGACACAAACGTGATTGACTTAATAAAATCCTTTGCACTCAATCCCGATTTTTCAATCATCGGTTTCAATATGTACTTCGCCGAATCCTTTACATCATCGTATGAGTCGCCCCATATGTACCCATCGCCGTACTTTATGAAATACCGCAACACGCCACGCCGTTCCAATATCGGGAACCCTGTATCCTTGTCAATCCACCATTCAATCAGTTTGTATACCCATGATTCCGGATCAGGGTTACATGTGGCCCGGACATACGGTTTCACACCGCATGATGATCGGTTACGTGATAACAAATAGAAAAACATTGATTCGCTGAAATGCGTTAATTCATCAAATGCCAGGAATGGTATCTGCGAACCTTGCCAATCATATTTGTTTTTTTCGTACTCTAAATGCCGGAACGATAATTTTGCGCCGGATGGGAACCGCCAATCCAATGATGATTCGCGCGGCTCGGCTTGCAACAATGGATACAATTTTGTTGATGTATCCCACAATCCGCCCTCATTCCTAATCTGCACCGATGTGCGCCGGAATATTACACCACCGAAATCCGGCACATGTACATGCCGCAATGGATCCATCAGCAACGCAAATGTTTTTCCAACAAACGCCGCCGCACCACCAATGACAATGTCCGCCGAACTACTTAGTGCAATTTGCTGGTATCCTGGTTGTGCCTTTATTATTTTAATCTGATCCATCCAATTTTTTATCGCGGTTATTATCAGGCAATTGTATTATTTGCAAATTTGACATACTGCCATCAATATTTATGTTTTGCCTTGATTTCCCGTATGCCCTATCCAATAACATTTCAGCGGCTTTTACATCACCCTTTGTTGCTTTTGCCCTCAATGCCATTAAAATTGCTTTAGCTGCTTCAATGCCATCCTTTTCCTCGCTTAAAATATCAGCCAATAAACAATCTAATTGTGGTAGCTTTTTGGGTTTGCCATTTGGGTTTCCTGATTGACCTTTTACCCATTGTGTCGATTTTCCAATCGCTTTAGCTTCTTCGCTATTTTTTATCATATTTTTGTCCGTTTTTTAGTATTTGAATACTTGGATCAAGTTTAATCATTCGGTCAACAATTACTTGACAATATTTTGGATCAAGTTCCATTAAATAACCAATTCTTTTTAGTTGATGAATACCAACTAAAGTAGAACCACTACCTCCAAATAAGTCAAGTATATTTTTTGCGTTTTTATGGTTGCTTAAAGCTCGTGCAGATAATTCTATTGGCTTTTGAGTCGGGTGAATATAATTTCTATCTTTTTTTATTTCCCATAAATCCGACTCATTATTAATCCCATCATCTAATTTGCCCTCAAAAAAACAAAACTCATGTTGATGCCTATATCCTCTGCCTAAACCAAATACATTTTTTGCCCATACTATACAAGCATTTAATTCAAAGTGTTTTTGTAAAGTGCCATAAAACCTCCAATTACACCAAATGTATTTTATTGGTATTTGTAAAGTATGTACTGTTTGTGCAAACTCTTGAATAAATTTATCAAAATCTTCTGTTGTTAAATCATCATTTTCAATTACATCAAACTTTCCACTCCTACCATTAAAGCTAACATTGTAAGGAGGGTCAGTAAATAGTAAATCAGCTTTTTGCCCATTCATCAACTTTGCCACTTGGTCGCTATTTGTTGAATCCCCACAAAGCAAACGATGCTCTCCTATCTCGAATAAATCTCCTAATACGATATCCGTTTCAATTCCACCTTCCGGAACATCAAAATTATCTTCCTCTGCTTCTAACACTTCCGGCTCAAAGTTTGGTATATCCAAACCCCATTGTTCAAGTTTTTCAATATCCCAATCTGCTTTTAATTCATCCCAATTCCAATCACCAAATCCAATATTATCCTTTATTAAAAATTGCGATTTTTGGTTATCATCCCAATCATCAGCCAATACAATAGGCAAAATTTTGTATTTTAATTCTTTAGCAGCTTTTAACCTCATGTTACCACCCAATACAACATATTTCCCATTTTCATCGGTGTAACATACCAAAGGCCTTTTATTTAGCATGTCAGGAAAATCCATTATTGATTGACATAATTTTTTGAATTTGTCATCCTTTATAGTTCTTGGATTTTTAGGGTTATATCTTATGTCACTAATTGACGCCTGTATTATGCCTGTATTCATAAGTTTTTTTTCAAAGTTACGTGTAATTACAATCGGAAAAAGGCCAGACGTAGAAACGCCCGGCCTAAACCTCTCAACTAAACACAATTAAAGGTATCATTTTTGTATTATTTTGAACCTTGCCATTTTCCGGATGGCATGCCGGCACCATTCAACCGGCTGTAACAAATTCTCAGCCATTTCCTTGACGTTTCGGTACTCGATGTGTAGGTGTGTATCAAAAATTATTTTTCGGCC